AAATATGTTATTAGATGTTTCTAATAATTCATTAAAAATGATAAGCGAAATAGTCTCGTTTATATTAATAGAGTTAAGAGAAACTATTAAAGGAGATTTAATTTCAAATGATGATTTAGTATCATCTATGGATAAATATCGTGAAGAAAGGAAAGATGAAAAACTAAATAAATTCGCGGATTTAGAGTTAGATGAAATAGATACTTTAAAATTACTGAAAGATATAGTAGGTATTGAAGCCGATTATGACCCTACTAAAAATGAAAGAAACTTTAATGAAAATATAGTAAATGTAGATGATAATACCACCGAATTACAAAACATTAATGATGAAAATCTTGAACTTACTAATTATATAGATGATTATCAAGGTGAAAATGCTGATGACGATAACGATTACGATGATAGTCATACAATGGGTTTTGGAAATTAACTAAAAACTAATTAACTAAAAATCCTATTTAGCAATGAAGGATTATTAAATTGATTAATAGCATTAAAATTATCGCTCCTTTCTATATCCATTAATATTTTTCCAGTATAAATTACTAACTGGAAATCACTTACCATAATTCCTAAATCTGTTCTTATTTTTTTAAATCTTTTTAATAAATATTTAAAGTTTTCTAATGAACTTTTATCTATTATATTTGCTAATTCTTTTTCTAAATCATCTTTAGTTATTACATGTTTATCTTTAAATTTGAAGTATAATGGTGATAGCATATTTTCTATTGATCTATAATCACCGCTATTTATCACATCCATTCTATTTATTTTATCATTAATAACTATACCTAATATATCATAATCTATAACGTAATTAGTTAAACCTTCTATTAAAGCTTCAACTTTTATATGAACTCCATGATTTCTTTGAATTTTATTTTTACTTTTTCTGTATACTACAATCTCACCATTTATAAAATATTCATTTCCAATTTCCGTATTTTTTAATATATAATTTATTTTTCTATCAATTACCTCAAATGTATTTTTTAAATTCGTTGCTACATTTTCAACAATATTTAGTGAATTACTTTGTATTGTTAAATAACTGCTATTATTTAGTTTATTAACTACTAAACTTTCAACATCTTTAAATTTCTCTACTAATGATTCAGTAACATCATTATATTCTATTAGTTTGAATGGTTTTTCTTCTGCTTTAGGAATTTCTATTCTTATATATTCATCATGATAATCATCATAAGTATTTAATTCTTTATATATATCATTTAAATCTCTTTTTAGTATTCTACCTTCATTATCTGTATTTGAACCTAATTCTTCTAAATTATTATCTGTAAATACTAGACTACCTAACCTTTTGTCTAAATCACATTGACTTTCATATGTATACATATTATTATACGAACTTAGTAAATGTGTCTTTTCTGTTAATGGTTCATGACCAACACCATTCAAAGTACCATCAGCAAAATATCTTTTTGAATTCTTCTTATATTCACTATAGTAATCAAAATCTTTATCTTCAAATATATTATCAAAATTGGTATTTTCTAATACATATTCAACCATATCTTCATTTATTAAACCATCTAATGCTTTATCAAATGTATCCATATCATATTCAAAAATTTTATTTACATTCAAACTTACATCATAAGCAAATTGGGAATCTGCATTATTATTTTTAAACTCTGTATATTTTATATCTATATCATTATCTATACTATCTATTTCATGATTTAATATCTGTTTCCAATCCTTTTTTAAGTTTATTCTTGGTTTATCTCCATTAGGTAATTCTATTAATCTTTTATAATCTCTTTCTGTTAATTTAAACATATCTTTTATTTGTTTTTTATAATCTTTCATATCAGATAACATAAATTTACTTGGTACTTTAGCCCCTATATCATCTTTTTCAATATATGTCTCTATGTTATCTCCATTAGTATTCATTCCACTTTTATCGTTTTTAAAATCCTCTTTATTCTTTTTATTCTTTTCAAAATAATAGTATATAATATAAATTAATAAAAAATATAATATTATTTTTGTTATACTCATTATAGTTAATTAATATTGATATTTTTATTAGATAAATTTTTGTGATAAATATTTCATGACCATTTCTTTTTTGACACTGATTTCAAATTTTATTATGAGCATGCTACGCCATTTTTACAATACCATTTATTACCACCTAAGAATTCAAATAGCAAATGTAAAGAACTACCAGTTAAAAATAAAGAAATTTCCATAGCATGCTTCTTGTTCCAATCTTTACATACTTCTGGTAAGTCACTACCTATCATCTTTCCTACTATAAATCCAACTACTGAACCTACTAAAACTGTAGCAACACCTACAACAAATGCTTCAATTGATAATGACCTCAAATAAGCTAAATCTAATTTCATTTATTTTAATAAATATTTTTTATTTTGAATTTCGCCATTCTATATAAGTTGTATATAATAAGATAACTAATACTACCATTAATATCACAGAATATATTATAGATGATGTTTTATATGATTGATTTTCTTTATTTCTTAAATATGCTCTTATAATTATAATATTAGCACAAATACTAAAAAATAATATAAACATAGCAGGTAAATAATTTTCATTTTTAACTAATATTATACTTAAACCAGCAAAAATAGCGTTGGTTCTTACACTTGCTAAAAATGTTCTATCATTTGCTAAATTTGTCCTTTTAGATGCTAAATTAAGTGATTCATCCATTTATTTATAAATTTATAAAATTTTTAATTAATAATTTTTAATCTAAATCTATTAAATCTGCTATTTTAGTTTTATTAGTTTCATTAGTTTTATAAACTTCGCTATTATTTCTATCAGTTTTTAGACTATTATTTACCAATTGTTCAGTTAAATAATTTATTGTTAAATTTTTATTATCCAATTCTTTATTTAAACTTGCTATTATTATTTTTTGACTTCTAATTACTTCATTTGCTTCAATATATTTAATATAATAATTTTGTTTATTGTTATTCAAATTTTCTAACCAATTTTTATGACATTTTGTTTTAAAATGAGATACTAAACTTTTTTTTGTTTCATAAATTTTATCTTTTCTTGATGTACATTTACAATAAAATCCATTAAAATTTAAGGTAAATTTTGGAAAACTATCTATATAATTTCCATTGTCATCCAAACTGGGACAATATAAATCTGGTTGAACGGAAATATCCATTTGTTGAATAAATACAATAAATTATATTAAAATCAAATTTTAAATTACTATAAAAAATTTTAATAAAAAATTTTAATAAAAAAATTTAATAAAAAATTTTAATAAAAAAATTTATTTGTTTTTTTTTGGATTTTTTTATTTTTTTATTTTTTTTCTTTAGATTATTTTAGTTTTTTTTAAAACTTTACGAATTTGATAAAGAGTATCTTTTGTAAATGAGGTATATTCACTAAAGAGATGAACTTTATCATATGGCATATATGATTGTGTATTATCTCCAGAAAGTCTAACTAGTTGATTCAATTCCGTTAATGAGAACTTATTCTCATCAATAGTAAGATTGCTAGACTTCATAACTGATTTCATTAATTTAACAAATTCAAATACATTATAAGTATTGTCTGATTTATAAGTTCCTACACCATTATACATTACGCGCATATTTTTTATAATAAGTTTCTCTCCAATAGAAGTATGATATAAAGAAGCTTTTATTAACAATTCATATTTGAATCGCATATTTCTTTTTTTAATCTTGTCTTCAATCATCCATGAAAGGTCATCGCCATATAAGGGTCTTAATGCCACTGCTACTCCTATATGTGACATAAACTGTGACTTTGAAACATACGACTTTTTTCCTAGTATCTCCATTATATAGAATGGGATAGACTGTTCTGTTTGATTAATTATCAATAACACCTAACGACTTTCACATTTTAGGTTATTAATTGTAATATTACTTATGATTTGATACATTATCAGTAGATAATCTATTTAAAAATAATTTACATTCTTTATATATATTCGCACTTTTATAATGTGTATCTCATTTCATAACTAAATGTAATCTGGAAATATGTAATCAGGTCCATTATAGTTTATATTATTCTCTTGTCTTTCACAGCAGTTAATATCATCTGTGCTACAACCTCTACAAATTGGATGATTATTTTCATTTATTACTTGATTATATAATCTCTTACCTAATCTTTTTAAACCTACTGGAAATTCACAATATCCATTATTACATCCACCTCGTTGATTTGGGTAATTCTTATTCTTTAAATAAAATGGACAATCTTCATTCTTCGCACATGGATTATCCCATATCTTTATTTCTTTTTCATTATATAATTGATTATCACTAGTATCACAACCTTCTTGTACTTTAACTGTAATATATTCACCTCCTAAATTATCTTCCTGTATTTCTTCTAATAATATATATAGATTTTCTGTATCATCTTCATTATCTTTTCTAAGTACTACTAAACCTTTTCTATAATTTAATACATATACACTGTCACCAAATTCTAAATCATATTTATTTATAGTAGCAGTGCTTAACTTTATTAGATTCCTATTAACTTCTTCATTTTCTAATTCTATTTTTATACTATCTTCTAATATTATATAATTATTTCCTACATCATCTACATAATATTTTTTATTTGCTTCAAATGGTCCTAACTTATTTGAAAAAAATATTTCATCTCCTTCTTTCACTGGCATGTTATCTATTGTTTCTGTATTTACTCTATATGATATAACATCTGTGTTTGATACTATCTCTGCAGTATTAAAATAGTTCATATCAATCACATCAGATAAATTTGTTATCGTAAATAATTGTTTATTATTTTCAAACCCTTCTATTATTTGCTGAACTTCATTCTGCTTTTCATATGACCAATCTTCTGCTATATCCATAAATTTAAATTCATCCTCTTTTAAATCTCCAATATTTCTTAATTCTTGTCCTTTCACTAAATAATAATTTATTTTCAGATACTCATTAAAATGTTCCAAAACTATATTATAGTTTTCATGTAAATCTTTCATTATATCATCACTATATCTTTGAACTGATACATCTTGTTTTTTTATCATCAATAAATTATCTATATGTAAAGAATTATATACTATATTATTAACATCATTAAAATCACTTACTTTATATTCTGTCGTATCTGTATTAGATGTATCATATCTTTCATAACTAGATAATCTACTCATCGTATATATTTTTTTTCTATAAAACGGAAAACTAATATTTAAGATATTTTTATCTATATCATCCAAATATGGAACTAGTCTGTAATTTTTTTTACTTAATTCACCAAATATTGGATTTGTTAAAGTATTAAAATATACAAATATATCATAATTAAATAAATTAAATAGATTTTCTTCTATGGTATAAATTAAACCATTATCATCAATTTCTATCTGTATAAATTCATATTTATTAAATGTTATAAATGACTTTTGACTTCTTATGATATTTTTAACTATCTCTTTATCTATTTCATATAAATAAGCAATTCTTATAACTCTATCATCTAAAGGCGTCAGTGTTAAATCACTATCATTTCTAGAAAATAATAATAATACTTTTGGTATAGTACATATTGTTAATATATCATATTTATCTTTATAATTTTTATTATACGATATTATATCTGTATAAAATAATTTATCTGGACCATTATCAACAAGATTAAAGTTTTGTATATTTGTTATTTCTATATGATTGTGATTTACTAAACGATTTAATTTCTCTGATATATCATATTCTTTTTTATAAATTGTTATTTGTGCTATTTTACTTTCTATAACATTATGAGATAATATTGGTTCATTAAATATATCTGCTACAAAATCCTCATTTTTTTTATGTTTTTTTTTACAATACATTATAAATAATATTAATAATGCGATAATTATTATTAAAAAAATGTTATTCATTATTATATTTTATATTATATAATATTAATAATGAAATATCTAAAAAGTAGAATTGCTTATTCAATAACTTTATATATCCTTATTATGATATTGTTATTTACAATGAAACCTAAATTTATATTTAATGATGATGGAAGTTTGAAATCTTATGGAGTAAATGATGAAAGCAAAACTATATATTCTTTAGGTGTTATATCTATAAGTGCTGCTATAATTTCTTTTTACTTTTTCTGTATTATTGATTTAATTTTTGGATAAATTTTTTAGGGTTATACTTTGTTATTTTTTTTCGATACTTTGTTATTTTTCTTTTGATACTTTGTTATTTTTCTTTCGAATTTACTAGAAACATTATCAGTATCAGTACCAGTATCATCTAATTCTGTATCATCTAATATTCCAAAATCATTTTCCAATTCTGTCGGATTATTATTTTTCGTGTTTTTCAAGGTGGCGGCTAGTCGTCCCATTGCCTTCATTTCATTTTCTGTGTTAGTTTCATTATTTTTTTCAGCATTACTATAATATTCAGCATTACTATAATATTCGGTCATGTCTCTTAATTTATCATATAAAGCTTGTATTTTTGCTTCATCAATAGTTTGTTTTTCTCTAAATTTTCTATTGGCTGTTTCAGATAATTTTACTAATTCTTCAACATATTCTTTTTTTTCTAATATTAATTTATCATCAGTTGCATTTATTATTATTTTTTGTAATTGAATTATAATTTTATCATAACTTTCATCATCACCTTTATCTGTAATTAAAGCAATAATTAAACCTTTATAAGCTTCATTAATCTTTTTTATTTTTTCATTTAAATTTTTTGTTTCTACTTTTTGTTTTATTTCATTATCTAATTCATTTTTCTCATTTTTAAAATATTCTTCTATTTTTTCATTTAAATTTCCTGTTTTATCCGTAGACATATTAATATTAAATTAATATTATATTTTTTTAATTCTTAAACGATTTTATTTTTATTTATTATTATAAATATGTTCAAAACTTATATTGACAATTATAATTCAAAAGAATATAAAGAATATTTAGATTTAATAAAAAAAATATTTGAATACAAAGAAGACGTTAATAAAAAAGGAGGATTTTTTAAAGAAACAAAAGATGAATATCATGTTAAATATAAAAAGTTTGAAGTTAAAATAACAAAACCAAAATATTTAGATATTGAAACTGAAATAAATAGATTAAAAGAAGAAAAGAAAAATCATTTATTTGATTATGAAGAACTTAAATATAATATTATAAATGAACTAAATACTGAAAAAGATTTTAAAACATATGATAATTTAATAAAAAATTTAATTAAAATTGATGAAGAAATTGAAAACATAACAGAATATTCAAATAAAGTTAATCAAATTGTTCAAAGAGATATTGATTTAAATAATAATAAAATAAAAGAAATAGATGAACAAATTAAAAGTATAAGAGATAAAATAAATAATGATGTCTTAAAAGATGATATAGAAAGAAAAAAAGTTAGAAATATTTATTTTGATTTACTTAGTAACAAAGAAAACTTAGAAGAAAACTATTATGTTTATGTAAATAATATTATACTAAAAAAACCGAAAATAGAATATATTAAAGGAACTAAAACAGAAGTAGTTTCAGTAAAACCTAAAAAATCAAAAGTAAAACCAACTGGTGATAAAGAACAAGAAAAGAGATATAAACTAAAAGAGCAAATTAAAAAGAAAAATGCTAAAAACGTAAAACCAAATGAAACTATGGATGAAACTATAAGTAGATTAGAAAAAGGAATAAAAGAGAAATTCTTAGCAGAATTTAAATTCAAAAATGAAGAAGAATGTAGTTCTGGTAGTTATAGTGCTGATTACTTCACTAAAAAACCTCAAATCCTTAAAATTATTAATAAATATCCAGATATAAAAAAAATGATGTCTAAAGGTTATCAAAAGAAAGATAAAAAAGAAATATGTAAAGAGATTTATAAATTATAATTTTATATAATAAAAATTTATAATAAAAATTTATAATTTTTTGTTATAGAATTTATAGAATAATGTATTTACAAAAAATGTTAATAAAGTGATAATAAAAATTTTAATTAAATCTTTTACAATTTCATATTTATCTTTTAATCTGTTATTATAATCATATAATAATAGTAATAGTCCAACAAAACATGATACAAAAAAACCATAATAAACAGAAGGTGATAAGAATACTATAAATAAGAATAGAAACTGAATAAATGACTGAATGGCAAATGTTTCTTTAAATTTATTAGAAGCTTCATCACTATCTAAATGTTTCATAGATATATAAATAGAAAAACTATCATTTATTGGGTCTGTTAATAATAATGAAAGTAAAGCACCAACCACATTAAATTTAGAAGTTTCTGTAGCAACAAAACCAGCTAATAATCCTAAAATAGTAGAAACCCCATTTGAAATACCAAATCCTTGAGAACTTAATGTTTTATCCATTTATATAAAAAAATTTAATAAAAATTTTAATTAAAAAAATTATATTAAAAATTTTAATTAAAAAAATTTATTATAATAAATGTTAGACAATAAATTAGATTTTAGATATTTCATAGTTTCATTTGCGATTGGAATACTATATGTATATATGTATCAACCAGAAAAGAAAATAGTATATAAATTTCCAAATCCTAATAACTTAGATACGATATATAAAGACAAAAATGACGCATGTTATAAATTTGAAATAGAAGAAACTAATTGTAATGAAGTAAGAGAAAAATTAATTAAAGAACATCCTATATTAGAAGATTTTAAAATAAAAAAATTTAATAAAAAAATTTAATAAAAAAATTTAATAAAAAAATTTAATAAAAAAATTTAATTAAAAATATTATAAAAAATAAAATGATTGATATATTTTCAACAGAACAAGGAAAAAGATTTGCTTCAATAATATTAGGAATTGGATTAGCAACTATGTTTAGAAGAATATGTACAAATAATAATTGTCTTATAATAAAAGGACCTAGCGCAGATGAATTAAAACACTATTATAAAATAGATAAAACATGTTATAAATATAATCCTTATCCTATAAATTGTCCTAATTAATAATTTAAATAAAAATTTTTAATATAAAATTTCTATTATATAAGATTTCGTTTAAATATTTTTTTTTATTTAAATCCATATATTAAATATGGCTACTAGAAAATCAACAAATATTAATGAATTACCAAGTATGAATTCATTAGCAAATCAAACAAACGATGATGATGATGCTATTGCTGAAGTATTAGAAGAGATTGAAAATGAAAATATGGCATCTCAAAATGGTCCTCAAATTCCTATGGAAACTATGCCACAAGGTCCAAGCACTAATAACATTCCTCAACCTATGGTTCATCCTATGAACCAAATTCAACAAAATCAACAATCACAGCACCAACAATCACAACATCAACAACCTATGATGCAACAAATCCCAACAGCAGTTCCAACTGCTATTAGAATAACCGCACAAGGACCTTTAAATCAAAATCCTTTAGTAAATGGACCCGGAATAGACCAACAATCAATTCAACATAATGTATTAAACAATCTTAAACATCAATTACTAGCAGAAAATTTTGTTGATACCAGACAAAAAACATATGATAATAGAACTATGAAATTTTTAGATGATATTAAAAGTAATAGCACTTTATTAATTGTTATATTCTTAAGCAACTTAATGCTCCAAAATGCTTCAATAAAAAATTTATTACTTTCTAAGTTTGAGAGATTTAATAATTCTTATGTAAATTTAGCAGTTATAGCAGTTGTCCAAGTATTAGCAGTTATGTTATTAAAAAATGTTGTTTAATCTATTAATCATCAATGAAAGGAAATTACATCAAAATTACATCAAAATCACACTACCCTTTATTTTTAATTAAATCTTTTATGTAATCAGTTCTATCAATACCATATTTAATATAAGATGTATTACCTTCTCTTTTAATATCATAACTATACGAAATATTATTTTTAATTTCATCAATATGTGATACAATTAATATTGATTTATAAATATTTTTAAGTGATTCTAGAAATAATGGAATCTTATTTAAATGATCCGCATCACATGATGAAAATCCTTCATCTATAAATAAACAACTACATTTTAAAGTTGATACACCAATAGTTGATAATGTTATTCTCATACTTAAATCTATTATAAACTTTTGATAACCACTTGCTTTTGTTATAACTACTTTATTACCATTATGTTCAATAAACCAATTGAATACATCATCAGTCCAAACTATATCTAATCTAAGAACTTCATTACTTTTAGACATATTTTGTATAATTAAATTTACCTTTCTTAAAATTTTTGGAAATAATTTCTCTTTATAAATCCATATACGATAATTATTAAACATTTCTGATAATATTTTTACACCATTTATTTTCTTATTTGATTTACTTAATATCTTCTTATAACTTTTAATTAACTCCTTTTTCTCTATATAAAGGGTATATGACTTTTTAAAGTTTATGTATCGTGTTGTAATATTCTGTAAATATTTTCTATCATTTTCTAATTTCTTAATCTTTATTTGTTTATCATCCCATTTTGGTTTAGTATCTAAAACTAACAACCAATATTTATAATCCTTTTCACATTCCTTATATTTTTTATGTTCATTAATAACATTTTCAAAGAATTTATAATATTTATAAATCTTTTTAGATTGTTCTATATTATTTTTAATAAAATTATCATAATTTTGTTTATCAATGTTATTTACATTTCTTCTAGAAATCCAATCTAAATGTAATAACTTTTTTTCTATATTTTCTTTTTCAATATTCTTATTGGTTATTTCCTCATCTAATCCTTTTAATATATTATCAAACTTAGAAATATCATTTTCTAGTCCTTCTTTTTCTTTATAAAGTTTAAGTTGCTTTTCATAAGTTTTTTTCATTTTAGATAATTCTTTATAACTTGTTATCCACTTTTCTAATTTTTGTATATTTTGTTTAACATCTTCCATTAATTTAACCTCAATGTCAATATTATCATCCTCATCTCCATCATTATCAATACCATTAGAAACATCATTACAATCAATATTACAATCTTCAATACCATATTCAGTCATTTTTCCATTAAATTCTTCTTTGAGTTTTTTCTTTTCATTAGAATGATTAATTAATGTTTTATTTAAATCATTGAGTTGTAATATCCATGGTTGTTTTTTACAACATTCACAATTAGGATTAAATGGATATTCATTACTATTTATAGTATTAATTTGTTCATGAACATATTTAATTTTACTATTTAAAGAAGTAATATTTAGATGATATCTAGTTAAAAAGATATATAATTTTTTATTATTATCTAATAACCCTTTTTTCTTATCATATAATTTATCTTTCTTATCTATTTTTTTTATTAATTCTTCTAATTCATATTCAGTATTAGTTATGTTTATTTTGCTCAACTTTTCATAATTCTGCCTTATAGATATAGTATGTGATTTTTTCAAACCTTCTTTCTCTTTAATTAAACTAGTAATATCATTCATCTTTTTTTCTAATGAAATCATATCACCATCATCACCATCATCACCATCATCACCATCATCACCATTAAAATAATTATTAATTTCGGTTTGTTCTTTTAATATCGTAGATAATTTTTTTATATCTTTATATGAATCATTTTTAG